TAGGTGATCCTACGATACCTTATGAGTTCCAAACTGCTGCAAAGGATCTTCATAACCTTCCGGCTACGTTACCTGAAGAGGTTGCAAAGAGTGCTAAGCAACTTACAGATAGTATGCTTACAGAAAACATTAAAAGAATGCCTGGGGTAGTGTTACATGGCAAACCTGAAGTTGTCCTACAGGAACTTAAAGCCTCTTTAAAAGAGGGTGGGTTAAGTCCTAGTGCACAGCATATTATTGAAAGTAAGATTAAAGCTATTCAAGGTAGTGAGTACCTCCCCTCAACTTGGGATCCTTTTGTAGTTAAAGGTAGGTCTCTTTATGTACAGAGGGATGTTGAGTTAGAGCTTAAAGCAATGAAGGAGATACCTGAGATTGCTAACAAAGCTTTTAATAAATACTTTATGGGTCCTTGGAAGATTGCTAAGGTTATGATGCGCCCTGCAGCATGGGGGAGGAATATACTTACTAACTTAGCACAGAATCATTTAGGTGGTTTACCCTTTTATAGGCAGGATATGTATCTCAAGTCCTACCAAGGCATGAGAGGTTCTGAAGGGGTTAAAGTTGAAGGTAAGTCAGTAGGTAGTCACTGGAAGGATTGGAATAAAGCTACAGGTAGTGGTGGTACCTTTGCCATGAATGATGTAGTTCAACTTGGGGAAGGGATGAAGTATGGTAGTAATATGTGGGAGAGAGGGTTAAGTGCATTTGATAAGATTGCAGCTCCTGCTAAAACAGTTTATAGCGCCCAAGAGCAGTTGTTTAAATTTGCTAAGTATCTTCATAATATTGAAGGTGGGATGGGTCAGAAAGAAGCTGCATGGGATGCTATGAAATGGACATTTAACTATGGTGAGATTACCAGAGCTACTGCTAAAGTAAGGTCTTATGCAATGCCCTTCTTTACTTGGCAAAGTAAAGTATTCCCACAGGTCTTAGAAGCAGTTGTTAAACATCCGGTTAAGTTCGCAGGTCTTGTAACACTTTACCATGGTATGCAAAATGCTGCTATTGAAAGTGCTGGGATGACTGCAGGAGAGTTTGAAGTCTTTAAGACGAAGATGCCTGAATACCTTAATAATGGTTTAATGATGCCTATGCCTTGGAGAGACTCTCAAGACAGGTTAAACTTCTTAGATCTCACTTACATTGTCCCTGGTTTTGGAGATGCTTATCAAATGTCTGGCCACCCAATGGCACAGATATTCCAACATCCTTTAGTCTCGATTGCTGGTGGGTTGCAGGCTAATAAAAAGTATAGCGGTGCTCCGATATGGTATGACTGGGAACCTGCTACTACGAAGGCTGCTAAATGGATAGGGTATATATGGGAGCAACTTGTTCCTGCTCCAATGCCTGGAGGTACGGATTGGAGGAATATGTATCAAGCTTTTGTTGAAACACCTATGAGCGAGTTTGACCCCACTGTTAGAGATCTTAGTCGCTCACAGGCTCTTGCAGGTTCTATAGGTTTTAAGATAAATCCTGTTGATGTTGGTACTGCTATGCAATCCTCTGCAGCTCTTGAGAAGATGAAGTTAAGTGAGATACGTAGTAATCTTAGAAAGAAACTTCAAAGTGCTAGATCTCAGGATGAGAGACAAGCACTTGTGGATAAGTATTCTAAGTACCTTTTAGAGGAGCAAGGCGGTTCTTCCGAGGAGTAGTTTTCACTTTAAAGTATCTCTTTTCCCTGCCGCATTTACTTTCAAAGTTCTTAGTAAGGTTGTATAAAGTAAACTGTGAGCAGTTATACTTCTTCATTAACTCTTTTGTACTTAAAGTCTTATACTCCTCTTCGGTTATTAAGATATGTTTTCCAGTGTAATGCCCACCTTGTTCTTTTATCTTTAGGTTGTACTTCTTAAAGTACTTTCTTATAGTTACATCTGTAGTACCTAGTGCTTTAGCTAACTTAGTAGTACTTGCACCTGATAAGTAAAGGTTGTGTAAATCCTTTACTGCTTTCTCTTCATCATCTTCTTCAAATATATCCATAAGAATTAAAGTCATATCTTCTCCTTCATTTTTAAAACTGGATGTCCTGGTTTGCCTACATTCTCAACAACCCTAGCCATTTTTAAAACTCTGATAGCTTCATAGAACTGTGCCTCACCTAAGTGTAACCCACGGTAAACTCTTTTCATTAAATCCTCCTCAGACATCTCTCCAAATTGCTTTAAAAGATCTTGAATGTCTTGAACTAAGGACATTCTTGGGTTTGTAGTTAACCTCTCAATCCTTGGATCGGTTTCTATCATTAAAGTATTAACTATTTGTTGGGCAAGTTTAAAGTCCTCTTGATTGATATGCATCTTATCTTCACTTAAAGCTAATAGCATACTTATCCTTAAGATCTGCTCTGCCTCACGTTCTTGGTAGGCATCCTTCTGAACATCTCCACTAGGTTTTAAGTTTTCATAATACTCTTTATAGTAAGATGCACATTCTTTAGTCCAACCTATCTCTCCCTGCAGACCTTGCTTCTCTCTCAAACCTCTTACGATCTCATCCCAACCTTTAGATATAGTCTTCTTAGGGAATGCTCTTCTTTTAAAGTAATTAGCAGGCATTTCACATAAGACAAATCTAGACATGAACCCACCTGTGAAGGAATCTTCAGGTAGCATCTTCTGAAGCCAATCTGGAGTTGAGCCACCTAAGATTGAAATGCAGATGTTTTTAAGTGTATTCCTCCCACGCATAATAGTCTCAACAGCCCATTCCTCCCTAAAGTCATAAAGGTCAGTTATGAGACTGACTAGTCCCGCGTTGTACTGAGCTTTTCCAAAGAAGACACTTAACTCAGGAGCTTTGATAATACCAGTAGCATCCCTCGGGCCTATTTGTATCTTTTCTTTAGTACTTAAAGGTTCACTTAAAGCCTTTACAAGTGACTCTGGGGTTAGTTTATCTGCTAAGATACGAACCTCAGGACAAGCCTGGTAGAGGCAATTAAGAGCGGCGTTTATAGTAGAAGTTTTATGCCCCCTACCAGGTGGTGCGAGGAGGATTACCCAGATGTTTGGAAACAGTTTAGGTAGAAGTTCTTCACTGCCGCGGTAGATCCATACCTTGTTGTTTATAGTAGCACCTAAGACACTGCATGCTGAGAAGAACTTAAACCTAATACAGGCTTCAAGGTCTTTCATGAAAGAGACATACTCACCTAACCAACCTGTAGTCGGGAGTATCTCTTGTAAAGGATCATAGTCAATTAGGTTATCTTTCATTCTTTCTCCGTTAAGTCAAATTCATTATAAGCTCTTAGCATTAATGGATCTTGCAAACCAGCTTCTTTAAAACCTTTAGCTCTTAAGATACATGCTGGGCAGGTTCCACAAGGGGGATACTCTCCTAAGTAACAGGTATGGGTTAAACTCAAAGCTTCAACTGCATGAGGGGATTCCCATATAAGGTGGATACTCTGCGCTTTGGTTAGGTACATTAATGGTGTTAGGATTTCTAAATCATAATTCATACCATCTGATAATACAGCCCCAAGTGTTGAGATCACACCCCTACGGCAGTCTGGATACCCAGAATAATCAGTTTGGCACATTCCAGCTATGATAGTAGTTATATTTTTAGTATAAGCATACATAGCTGCTATAGTTAAGAATAATAAATTCCTACCTGGGAGGAAAGATGCAGGTAGGTCTGTGTTTAAAGGATGCTCCTTACTTTCAGTTTTAGTTAACAAACTTGAGACTGAAATGTCTTTAATAAATGGAATCTTTAAAAGTATTCTATCTACTTCTAAAAGTTTAGCTATCCTTTCACCTGCCTCAAGTTCTAAGTTATGGATCTGGTCGTAATCAAAAGAGATACATTCAACCTTTTTGTAATACGACTTAGCCCAAAGTAAGCATGAAGTTGAATCTTGCCCACCACTGAATAATACTAAAGCTCTTGTCATAACTTCATTACCTCCATTTCATACCAATTCTCTCCTGTTTTAATCTCAACAGGAAAGGAGTTATTAACCTCGGGAATGTAACTTTCCATTACCTCTTTTAACTTCCTAGCGTTTTTTACTACATCCTTCTTACTTGAATGGATTACTATTTCATCATGTACCTGCAGTCTTAAATCTAACTTAGCTTCATAGTAGCATTTATTTAACTGGGTTAAAGTTACATCTGAAGCAGTACTTTGTACTGGTGCATTTAATGCTTGTGGGTAACTTGTTATATAACGACGTCTACCAAATGGAGTATCTGTATACCCTCTTTTAGTAAAGTCCTCTCTACGGTCTGAAAAGTATTGGTTTAAACCTGCTACATCTAAATAGATATTTTGCCATGTCTTTGCAGTATCTACTGGAACACTATGGGTTATGGCAATAGTTCTCGCACTTAACCCATACCCAGTTCCAAATACTAATGACTTAGCTATCATTCTATGTTTTTCCTGTAATCTTTCTGGGAGATAAGGTCTCACAGCTGCATCGACTAACCCATGTATGTCTTGCCCACTTTTTAAAATCTCTAAAAGAGGTGGGCATGGACCTAAAAGGGCTACAACCCAAAGTTCTAATTGTTTAAAATCTCCGGAGATTAAGATATCATCTGAAGTATCCGGGGTGTAAATAACTCTAAAGGGTTTAGGGACATTCTGTAAATTAGGATTTTCCGATGATAAACGACCTGTACCTGTGCCTTCGATGTTGTATTGGGTATGTATCCTATTGTTGATTAAACGTTCATAAACACCTTTTAAGAACGTTCCTGCACCCTTCGTGAGGTCACGATAGTCAAGAATTTGTTGTATTAGTTCTGACTCTGTATGTCCCCTTTTTATTAAACTCTCAAGTTCAGTACGGTCAGTTTTATCTATCTTAAAGTAATGCTTTACCTGCAAAGGTGAGGCAGGGTTTAAGTTATACTTCTCACTTAACTCTTTTGAAATGCTTTCTGCAACTGGGATTGCCTGGGCGTACATTAAAGCTAATCTATTAACATCTACATTAACCCCCTTAACTTCCATAGAGTTAATAGCTTCTATAAGAGGAACTAAGAGAGTTCTTTGTAACTCTTTTTGCCTTAAGGTTAAGAGTTGATTCTGGGCTTCCATTACCTGATAAGTAGTAACATTATCCCAACAGCAGAATTCAAGCATCTTATCCTTACTCATTGAAGAGACATCCTTCATCTCCTTCTTAGTAGGTTTATATGGCTGTATCTGAGTGTAGGTTGCTCTTAAGTGGTCAAGGTTCTTAGGCATATCAGAGTTTAAGATCTGCTCAGCAAGTCGGGTGTCAAATACCATACCTTGTACTTTAATCCCCATTGACACATCTAAGACCTTACAGTCATAAGATCCATTCTGTGCTACTTTTGGTATCTTAGGATCTTCTAACCACTCTTTAACTAACTCAATACGGTTATCATTCTCGATGAAGTAAACAGCCATTGCTGAGTCCTTCTCTTTGGAGAAGCCTATACCTAAGACCTTTGCAGTAAAAGGATCTAAGCCCGTAGTCTCAATATCAAAGGAGGTTACTGAAGTCCACGCAGGGTAGAGGTATAGTTTAAGATCTTCATAACTAGGATCTAGGGTAAAGTCATACTCCTCCCTCTTCGGTACGCCATTTAGGAAAAACTTATGCACTAGGTTTAAATCATTAACAGCTACATTAACCCACTGCCTTTGCCTCATAACAAAAGAAGGGTGGAGGAGACACAAAACCTGGCACTCATGTTGATATACATCTAACAAGGGATGAAACGACCCACGGAGGGACATAGGCCCTTCATACCCTGTAAGGGCGTACATGGCAGGCCCTCCAAAGGCTAGTATCAATTGAGGCTTAAGGTCTTGTATCTCCTCAAAAAGATGACGGAAGCAACATTTAACCTCATGTGAGGTAGGTGCACGGTCATTACCACGACCATCATCTGGGGGTTTACATTGAACAAGGTTAGTCTGTGGTAATTGGTTTTTATAAAGACCTGATTGCTTCATCAAGGAGTAAAGCATCTTGCCTGCACCTCCAGTGAAGGGAATTCCAGTTATAACTTCAACCTTACCTGGAGCTTGACCCACTAAGAGACAGGGGTATTGAAAGGAGGTAGGGAGGAATATCTTTACAGTAGTTCTATCTAAAGTGCACTCTTCGCAGTTCATCTTTATCATCCTCTTTTTTAACTTTTTAATGCTGTTGTAATCTTTTCTGCTTCCCCGTAAAGATGCTGTGCCCTCTCATTTAAGAGGCGGCAATAGCAAGCCATTGCCATTGAAGCAACTGCTTCTTTTAAAATCCCTTCCTGCTCGATAATTGTATCAATCTCTTCTTGGGTGTAATCTGGCATTTTACTTCTGTCCTTCCTGCAGTACGATTACTGCTGCTGATAGATAAACTACTGCATCAAGAAGTTCATTTATAGCTCCTTCTCGATCCAACCGACGGGTTTCTTTAATCTTCTTCCTTGCTTGAAAAAGTGCAGGGGAGATGGAATCAAAGATTCTTAACTCTTGGCAGATATCCTGCTGCTCGAACGGGAGGTCATCTGCATGCCGCTCCTTACCTTTACCTTTTGCTGCTCTGTTAAAAGCTTGATCCAAAACAAAACTTAAACTGTCATACGGTTCCTTTTGCATCTGAGCTGTCATTACTTTCCTCCTTTTGGTTTGCTTTAAAGATAATATTAATATTATCCTTAGCAAGTTTTATTTGTTTTTTGCTTAACCTCAGGTCAAAGAATTCGGGGATAGTATCAATATGATAACACCTCTCTTTAACCCACTCTTTTATACTTATACCTTTAACTGCTAGTTTTATAGGCATTGAAGTATCACAGGATTTTGCCTGGTACTTAACAGGTTCATTTAAAGTGTTAAGACCTAGGAAGTGACTACCTCTAAGATATCTTTTAGTTTCTTTAGTGTAACCGTAACCGTAACCTTCTAAAGAAGGTTGACCTGTGTACTTAGGACGGAATTCATAAGGAATAGCTATGTTAAGAATCCCTTCTCTTTCAAAAGTTAAGAAGTGCATTGGGTTGCGGGCTATTAAGAATAATTTACTTGGGTTTATCTTAGAAGCCATTTGGTTAAAGATAGTTAAGTACTTAACTTCTGTCCAAGTATCATCATCTGGGCAGATTACATAATCAGCATTTATCTCCTCTGAGATGCTTAGCATGTCCTTAACTGGAGTTGCAACCTTTAACTCATTATAGGAGTTATCTAAGGTTATCTTTAGACCTGAGTCTTTCATATCTCTTAAGTACTTTAAGTACCTCTTATCCCTGCAGAGAAAGGATAAAGCAAAGATATAATCCTGCTCCTCATTAAAGTCATTTAAGTTATCAAGTGGTACTTCAAATGAAAATCCGTTCATGTGTAACCCTCCCTTTATGCATAAGCCGTTGAGTGTATTTTTATTCCACCCCTTGAGGCAGATTCTACTTCTACTTCTACTTTAACCTTTAAGATATTACAAAGGTCTTTTGCTATCATAGCTGATAAAGTTTCTGTGAAAGTTCCATACATTCTAAATGAGCCTAAGTAGAGTTTTAAACTTTTAGATTCCACACAAACTTTCTCAGGTGTGTAATTTATCTTCACAGTGTGGTAATCAGGTTGGTGTGTAAGAGGACATAAAGAGGTTACCTCACTTACCTCTAAGTAAACATACTTTACATATGGAGGTTTAAGGAAGGTATCTAATATCTTCCAATCTGGAGCTTTAAAGTTAAATTCTTTCTTTGCTTTAAGATGTTTCATTTTACCTTTCTCCTATTAGTTTATGTACCTGAATACTTAATCTAACTCCAGGATGTTTTTTAACATACTTTATTGCTCTATCTGTGTAGATTTGATAAGTACTTAAAGGCTGTAAAGATACTCGAGGATGTCTTTTACGAAAAAAATCTACCCTCTCCTCCCACCCCTCAGGTCCACAGAGTACCTTTATTTCTGAGGCCCTTAAGATGTTAAGATTTATATCTATCTCTTTAGGTGAGATGCAAATATAATCAAAATTAAAGCCTTCAGGTAGAGGTAGGGTTCCATTAGTTTCAAGATGCTTGTAGAAAAAACCTAAAAGGTTAAGAAGTTTACTTAAGTCTTGTAGTAGGGGTTCTCCTCCAGTTATACAAACGTGCTGAGAAGGATTTTTACACACTTCTTTCATAATATCTTCTTCAGCCATTAGGGTGTACTCTTGATGCTTTGTATCACAAAAGGCGCAGTTTAAGTTGCATCCACTTAAACGAATGAAAGTCATAGCCCTACCTGTGTGCAGGCCCTCCCCTTGGATTGAGTAAAAAATCTCATTAACCTTTAACATACCTTCTCCTTTATTTAAAATAGGTACTACGGGTGTTGGAGGACAAATCTTTCACCCGTAGTACCAGAACCTTAACCCTAAAGGGTTAAAGTGATAAGAACTCCTCCCGGCAACTTTGTTCTTTTAAAAAGCACCCACGCATGCCAGTTGAGACTGCAGTGGTGTTCTCACTCTGCACTCCTCTCATCCTCATGCAAAGATGCTCACCTATAACTACACAACCACAACCCTTTGGTTTTACCCCTTCTTCAAGTTCTTTTAAAATCAAAGCTGGGATATCCTCCTGCAGGGGTAATAAAGACATAACCCAATCTGCTAACCTTGCTAGTTTACTTAGACCTAAAACCCTCTCTTCTGGGATGTAACCTATTTTAAAGGTGTACTTCACAGGCAGGAGGTGATGTGGGCAAAGAGACCAAGCTACATAATCTTTAATTAAAATCATACTTGAAGTATCTCTTAAAGGGAAAGTAGTCATTACTGGTTTAAGTCTAAAGATAAGGTCTTCAAGAGTTTGTGTAAAACGCCTGGGTGTGTCTTCAAAGTTCTCTCCTGTTAAACAGTAACCGTTAAGAAGTTCTTCTATTAATTTTTGTGCTGGGGGAGTTATGATGCCCATCTGGCCCAACCTCCTTTGCCTTCTTGTAGTTGTAGTTGATACAGCTTAACTTCTTTGGGGAGAAGATTATTAATCATCTGTGCTAGTAAGGATATTAAGCCTTCACAAGTAGGAGTGTGCATCCAGTTGTCATTTAACATCCCGTGGTCAAATTTTATCACTACCTGATTTACTATATCTCCTAGCAGATGAAGGTCCATGACCATATTAGTACCTGAATCAATCTCACCTTCTACTTCTACATCCAAAGTGTAGGTATGCCCGTGTAGGTTCTTACACTTACCTTTATGATGTGGTAAGTAGTGCGCCGCGTCAAAGTAAAATCTCTTTCCTATTATCATTTAATCCTCCTTATGTCTTAGTTTTTTAAGATACTTTTTGTAAGCTTTATTTGTCTTCAAACCTAGCTTTAACCTTGCCTCTTTACTTTCTTGGCGTGCAGTTGAAGAAGCCTGTTCAAAGGTTTCAATGGGTATTAACCTACGTTTGAAAGTTCCCGCTAAAGGATCATTCATTTTAATTCATTCCTTTCTTTGGGTCAAAACCACCTGCAGGTACTACTTCAAGTGAGGAAGTACTACGGATGTATTGACTTAAAAGTTCTTTATTCGTAACTGTGTAACTTAGATTAATGTCTTTCTCTTTGAAAAAGATAAACTCCGGTTCACCTATGTAAGAGAGAAGAGTCATCCTAACTATGTTCTTGTCCTTCTGTTGTTCTATTGAAACTACTCTTGGGTCTTTAAGTGTGGTGCCTTCTTCATCCTGGTCGGAGTACTTCCCAACTGCAATTTGTCCTGAGTAAAGTATAACACAAAATACTTCTTCCATCTTTTTCCTCCTTTGGGTTAAATTGTTTTAAACGTGTTAAAGATATACCATAAAATAATGACTAAAATACCTGATACTGCTCCGAAGAGGTAGATTGTTAAAAGGAATATAAACTCCTGAGGGGAACATTTAACTTCTAGCATGGAGCCTCCTATGGTTAGAAATTAACTTTTAATCCTATATTGTAGTTGTTATTTGATTTTTCACAATCTATTCCTTTCCTCTAAAAATTCCTTTTTCTTCCATAACCTTTTTATAACAATTTACTGCATCCTCTGTTGCTTTTCTTGCTTCTTCAATAGTGCTTCCTTGCGACCAAATATTCAATATAGGTTCATGCCCTACATAAATATTTAAACCTGTATCGTATTTTATATTTACTTTCATAATAATCTCCTTATAGATAACCAATCAATCCAGCCTATCGCTACGCTCGCCGCCGTTGGGCATTACAATTCTGCTCTTCTTACCGCACTTGAAATCGTCTGAATTTTGCCTTCAATCTTCTGTAAATGAACTCTTAAATCTGAAAAATAAGGTGGAAATTCTCTTTCAGGAGCAGAAAGACTATTTGCCGCTGTAGGTGTATTAATCATTACTTTTTCAAATTTAGTATAAACTTCATCCGTTACTTTGCTAATTTCATCTGATAACCTTATCACCAACTCTCTAATTTCTTCTGCTGCCGTTTGCTTAACTTGTACTCCTGCGTCATTCATGGTAATCTCCTTTTTGTTTAATTGTTAGCCCAACAAGGGCAATCCAGCCGATGCGCTCCGGTTGATTTCTGCGTTATGTCTGCATACACTTCGGCACTTCGTCCTTTTCGATTGTCTTTTTAAAGAGGTATCCGCCAGCGGTGTGAAATATTACAATACCTTCCGGCTTCATAAATCCTTGCACGGCATGACTTCCGTTTTTTTGCAAGTCGGCAAGGCAACTCTGCACCGTATTTGTGTCAAACATTCCACGGAATAAAGTTGGCACAACATTGCAACATGCTGGCCGTTCTTCATCCCACCGATGAACATTAAAAAGGGAGAACCGTTTTTCGCCTTTTTGCAATCCATATCCTCGTTGAATACCACTTCCCCACCATTCGCCAAAATGCCTACCTGCGCCGAGTTTCATCAGATCATCTTTATTATCGTATGCCCATCTTGCAAATCCGTGGTTGTCCTGTTCTGGCGTAATCCACCTAGTCCGTGAACCGACAAGGAATTCTCCGGCTTCACCAATGTAAATACAGCCGTTAGTTCCATCAATTTTTTCCGTGATGACACATTCTCTTGATAGTCTTACTATTTTTGCGAACTCAATAAATTCCATCATTCTCTCCTCTTACAGGTTAAACTTCCTTCAACTCTCTATTCCTTACATCCTTTTTAAACTCTGAGGTAAGAGCTTTTGGTAATAACTCAAGTATCTTTTCAAGAGCTCTTACTGCATAGTTTAAAGCTGAGGCCTCACTCTTTGCATGGCGGTAGAAGGTATGTATCTGGCCTTTGTAGTTTAATTTAACTTCATATCTTTTTAACATAACTCTTTATCCTCCTGTTTAAATAGATAGTACTGGGCCCCCGCAAACGAGAAGGAGGTTATCCAGTACTACCTATGCTCCCGGCGAAGAGAGACTTTAGTGTTACCGGCGGATCTTTTGTCCACCTACAGACTTGCCTTTAATAGGAGTTGCTTTCTTAACCTTTGTCCTCTCGTCACCTTGTGAGGTATCTGTTTCAACAAGGAGATTCCATCTAGAACCAACAAGACCTTCTTTTAACATATTAAGCATCTCCTCCTCGTCAAACTCCCCTTGAGGAAGTCTTTCTCCTGTAGCGCCTTTGAAGTAATCATTTAGTTTCCAGATTGCCTGGGCCTGTAAAGACACAGTCTCTATGATAGTCTCTCCAACACAACTTTGGAAGTCTTTATCCCTCGGACCTGTATACTCACTCTGAGTTACGAACTTAATCGTAGCCTTTGGTTTCTTCTCCTTTGACTCTCCTAGATAGATATCCTGGATTTGTGTCTCGTAGGTGTCAACTGGAAGAACTCTTAACGAACTGCCAACGTTTTCTGGTATTACAAATTTCATACTTTACTACCTCCTTTTTGGGTTAAATTGTTATCCTTTCGGTTTGTTGTAGAATTCCGTCCTCCTTTCATAAAACGCTTCTCTTGTTGCTATTGAGTCATGCTTGCAAAGAGGAAGGAAATCACACTCACGGTTGAAGTAATGACATTCCATACTTGGATAGAACCTTTCACTTAGGATTCCATCTGCCACTCCATTAAGACAATCTGTAGTACGTTGGATTAAACTCCTTTCTGCAAGTATCATAGCCCTTTCATACTGAGGTACTTTAGTCTTTACTATTAGATCATAAATAGTCCCAGTGATAGGTTCAGGCATAACCTCTTGCATTACTAGGTAGGAGATACCTGCTTGAAGGCCCGACTTCAATCCACTTAGGTATGCAGAGTCAATCCTTGCAGTTGTTTTATACTCCCCTCTCCAGAGTCGTGACTCCTGATCCCTTAGGAGGGTGTCTAAGCGGGTGTAGAGAGTAAAGCCTTTCATCTCACACTCAAGATGGACTTCAGTACTTTCAATCTTAAATGCAGAATCTTTAAACTTCTCTTTATGACCTAAGTAGTAGGTAAAAGCGTCATAGGCTATATCAGTACTCTCTTCGATAGTATTATCAGGATAAGCTTTTTGAACCTCATCTGCAAGTTGATTCACATACTCCTTCGTTAAAGTGCCTTCAGCATCCTTCTGCAGGAAGATATGTGTAAAGTCACCTACCTGCAGAGCTTTTGATCTTTTCTGTAAAACTACATCCTCTTTGTATTGCCACCAATAGGCCTTTGGGCAATGTAAGTAGGTCTTAACCCTCGAGGTACTTAACCTTAGTTTAGTCATCTTTTCTCCTTTTTAAATGAAGGTGCTTGCTCACCGTTGAAGATTATGCTAAAATCTGAACTTACATAAGTGTCAAGATCTCGTGAAGAACGAGCTTGAATTACATCACCCACAGGTTTTGTCTCGACTACGAAGGTTACGTTACCTGACTTATCTGCCTGAGTAAAGCAGTAATACATCTCCGAAACGTAAGACCCAACTTTACCTCTAAACTGTCCAGAGACAAGAGGAAGGGTTTTAATCTTACCTGTAGTTTCATCCCTCTCTACCATGTCATGGAAGGTTATAATACAATGTGGGTAGATTGAAGGAGTTAAGCCGAAGAAGGAGTCAAAGAACTCTTCAAAGTTACTTAACTGCGTAGCCCATTCTGTAAATTCAAACTTCTCCTTACCAGAGGTGTAAAGTATCATCCTAGTAAGGTGCTCAGTTACACGTGAGAAAGAGTCTATTACCGGTACAACTCTTATATGATCCTCAGGTGGATCTGTCTCAAGGGAGGATACAAAATCAGCAAGTTCAAGATACCCTTGCGGTTGTTTAATTGGTTTTGCTCCTTTATTCCCAGCTAGGATCTTACTCCTTAAAGAGGTGTCACTTAACTTTCCTTGAGGGGTTATGACTTCAATCTCTTTACTTTCGATTAAAGGCATTAAGTTATACATTCCATTTATCTTCCTGTCCATATCGAAGAATAAAGGTCTGTATCCCAGTTTGGTTAAACTTGCCGCTAAGGTAGTTTTACCACTACCTGGTGGGCCGTAAAGTACTATTGAGCTCATACCTGTTCTCCTTAAAGTGGTTTCTTTGTTAAGATAGTGAACCCTTTACATAAGGCGATTTTGAAGGGTATCTTCTCAGTAATCTTATCCTCTACATGAGCTCCTAATCCCTTCCTATACTTAATAGGTAGGATAACAAAATGGTCGTTCCAAGACCTTAGTAACTTACGTGCCTCTTCTAAGTCTAAGAAGAAGCAGAATCCCTGGAAGGGGTTGTCCGGCGCCTGGGCCCAGACAATCCTTTTACGGACTGGATATGTTCTGTTGCCTGCTATACATATAGAAGATAAACCAGGTCTATGTCCGGCCCTCCATTCACCTACTTCTAAAGATGTAAATACCTTATACCCTCTCCCAGTCTCCTTAATAGGAGTTGAGTCAGGATGAAGTTGGTTACACATATTACTTTTCCTCTTTTTCTTTGTGGTATTTCAAATAGACTTTAAACCAATAATCATGCCCCTCAGGAGTTTCGCTCCAGATAAATGCTCCGCAAACAAACCCATTAAAGATAAAATCTCTCTCTCCGGCTGGCCAATTCCTACACCTGCCCAAGTTTTTAAGAAACTTCTTAAGTATTATAGGATGCCATCTTAGATACTTCTTTGCTAGTTGTTCCTTAGTATATTCTTTCATCTTATCCTCCTAAAGACATTATTTGACAAAAAGCAAATCCGAAAGCAAAGAAGAATAATCCTACTGCTGAGAGTAGCATTACGATTAAATACCTCGGTCCTGTGATTTCTACAAACTTCTCATCCATGAGTCCTACATATTTAGGTTTGATCCTCTGTAATACTGATATTACTTTCATCCTTTAAGTCCTCCTTTTCTTTGTTTAAAAGTAAAAGTCTATTACCCTTTAGTATAAGATCTTCCATTGTCTGATAACTAGTGTTAAAGAGTATCTTAAAACCTACTTCTTTATCTAAAGTAGCGCAGTAGATATTCCCCCCACCGTGTTTTGAGGAAGTTAAACCCATTAGGTAGAACCCCTCACCGATGGCATCAATCCAATTTATCCTATACTCCTCATCTTCATGTTGTATAAACCTATTACCTTCATACCCAGGTTCGAGTACGTAACTCACTTCTCCACCCCCTTTTAAAAAGGCATTAAGATAATTAAGACCTTTAATCTCCTCATGTGTCCATACCTTTAAACTAAAATGACACTTAAGGTAATCTTTAGCAATTAAAGACCCCTCTTTAGCTAAGGTAAAGATACGGTTTAGCATTTCTTTTCTTTCCTGAACCAGCATTACTTTCTCCCTTCTAAGGTTAGGATACGCTCTTCGTGGTTCTTTAAAGCATTCTCAACATCTCTCGGAGAGAAGGGTTTGATCCTTTTTAAATCCTTCTTAGGTTCTTTTAATAAAGTGAAAAGGTATCTAAGTAGTTCGATCCTCTGCTCTAGGATTGTAGCATCATCAATGTTTTTGTTAGACTTAAACAGAGTTATCAAAGCCTGTTTATCCTCATTCAATCCATTAGAGTAACCGCTGTGGAAAAGGAGACAGGTACGACTTAAGTTCGAGTAATAATTCGACTCTTGAGGTACTTGAGCTATTAACAGGTTTGAAGGAAAGTCCTTAGGTACTAAACCTACCTGCGAGTGGGTGTAAGCACACTTACGGTAGAACTGTCCACGAGGCATTTTTGGATACAAGTCTATAAAAGGTTTTAACCTACGGTTTAGGTTAAATTGCTGAGAGAGAAGAGTATCTTTAAGTTCCTTTTCATACTCTTTTTCTTTTTCATTAATAGTTAAAACTGAGTTTGTCATTCTTTCTTCTCACTTTCTTCCTGTTGTGGATCTTCCTGAGGGAAAAGATCAACCTGAGTGATTAAAGCATCCTTCTTTGGGATGTTAAACATTATTATTAACATCTTTGGGATGACTTCATCCTTATGGAAGTAAACACCACCTTTTACCCCACCTTCATCGTAAGTGAAGTGTAAGAGCTTACCATCTGACTTCTTATCAAAATCTGCTGTAACCGCTAGTTTTAACGTTTCATCTTGTTTAAATGTCTTCATCGTGTTAAGTCCTCCTTTTATTTATTTAAATCCATTAAGAAACCATTTCTCATATCTGTTAAAAAGTCAATGAGTTTACTCAACTGGTCATAAGGTGTTGTTTCAACTTTAATCCACTTACCACCTTCTTCATGATACCTTTGACCCAGACCTACACCAACACCACATCCAAATTGAATGTGACAAGGTGGACACATAATACCCCAATAACCTTTCTTTGTCTTACCATCGACGAAGTACTTACCAATCCCCCTGTTGCAGAATTCACATCTTTTTGGCGGTATTCCAAACCATTGTTTTGATTCTTGTTCTTTTGGCATAAAAAGTCCTCCTTGTTTTAATTAAATTTTTTTAATACCTCTTATCTTAACAATAAAAGGTATTAAAAAAATCCATCAGGCCTTTGTGGGCTCATCAACCTGATGGATTTGCTTAATCAGCTATTTAAGTTAAAAGTTTAACTTACTTTAATTTAAGATATGCATCTATCTCTGCTTCCGTCACGGTGATATTTGCTTTCTTTGCCTTCTCCATCATAAGGCGATTCTTCACAGTTAGGCGAGTGTTATATGCCTGATACTTCTTCTTCTGCTCAGGAGTCATATCTGCAACCTTAACACCAGTAGAACCTTTTAACTCACCGGTTTTAATTCTTTCCTTTGTGAGGCGGTTCTTTGCAAGCAATTCCAACGCCTCCTGTAGATCCTTCTCCGTAGCCTTCTTAGGATCTATTTTAAACTTATCCAATGTTAATGCCATTTTACCTTACTCCTTTCTTTGATTTATTTAATTTAGTTGCAACTAGGTTACTATATAAACTTTAATGTATTGCCCATAATACACCAAAGGACCTCCTTTTTATTTAAATTAAAGTAATAGATTGATTATAGGTATTATAATGTATTTATGTGATTAAATCAAGCGTTAATTTCATTAATGAATTCAATATGTTATGGGTATCACATTAAAACACGAATGAATTCAACACGTTACAACACAAATTAAAAACACTAAAAACAAATTAAAAACAAAAAACCCCTAACCTATTGATATAACTAAAAGAAAATATCATTTTAATCGTTTTAATCATTATTCCCCTACCTACTACATCTCTTAATCATTTACTTAAAATAAGTTTTTATTTCTTTCTTTCTTTCTTTCTTTCTTAATTAATTAATTAATTAATTTATTTATTTAATTTATTTATTTATATATTAAAGAGAAATATATATATATATATATATAACTTATGATGAATAAATGATGGGAAAGGTAGTAGGTATGTCGATAATGATTAAAATGATTAAAACAAAAAGGTTTCGTTTTAAAATCAATAAGTTACGTCATTTTCGTTTTTAATTTGTTTTAACCCGTTTTAAATACCGCTGCAACCTGTTGATTTCACTACAGTTAAAACACAAAAATTCTAACCATAGAATATCATTGATATTTTAATTAACTATAAACAACCAAAGAAAGAAAGCACTAAAGCACTAAAGTAATAAGAAAAATAAATAAAAATAAGGCGTTTAGTTATGTAAACCTAAACGCCTTAAGTTATTACGATTTCTTTGCAAGATAAGCATCCACTTCTACTTCCGTTACTGTAATACCCTTTGCCTTTGCTTTTTGCATTATCAACGCCTGCTTTGCCCAATACCTCTTCTCCTTCTCCTTTGCTTTCTTATATAATGCAATAATCTCAACATCTGTCTTCATAAATAAAATCCTCCTAATTGTTTATATAACCATAATTGATTATGATACATTATAACATAAATGGATTTAATTACAACCATTATTAAATTAAATGAATTCAACAGGTTACCACCATCAGTATATTACAATCAGTATATCACAATCAGTATATCACAATCAGGATATCAGTATATCAGTATATTACAATCAGTAAATCAGTAAATCAGTAAATCAGTAAATCAGGCTTTCAGGATATCAGGATATCAGGATATCAGTATATCAGGCTTTCAGTATATCAGTATATCAAGTATATCAAGTATATCAGGATATCAGGATATCAGTATATCAGTATATCAGGCTTTTACAATCAGGATATCAGGATATTACAATCAGGCTTTCAGGATTTTACAATCCCAAAATCCGAGGAAGGTGTAGTGAGGACGACTTACTTTAAAAAATCTCATTTTTTTAACTCATTTGTTTATTTATGATAAGTAAATGTTTAAACCTTTAAATAACTTTGGTTGGTTATTTGTTCATTTTACATTATAATTGCATCATGCCAAACTCTATTTTAGTATCAGATACAGGTCAGGGGGTTTATCAAGTTAAGAGGAAGAGGGATAAAGTTAGACCTGTAAGTGCAAGATGGAAGTTTGTTCTCTCTTTACACTTAAGTGGGGCTAAGGCAGAGGAGATAAGAAGTATAACTGGGTATAGTTTAGTTTCTATTAGTAAGATATTAAACCACCCAGGGGTTGTCTTTTTAAGACAGCAGATAATGAGTGATTTGGATAAAGAGTTTGAGGCACAGTACCGTAAGGTTGTAGCTGCAGTTGACTCCTCTTTAGAACCAGGTAAACCGGATGTGATTAAACTCCAAGGGGCTAAGCTATGGGGGGATTATCATAAGAAGTTTCAAAAGGTAGAGGTTAATCAAACTTTAAATGTAACCGCAGAGGATGTTGTCTTTCAGATAATGAATGGCACTTTTAAAGAAGAGGTTTAGATAAATGGCAGATACCAGGCCTGATGATCCTTATGTAGAACAGGAACTAAAAGCAGGTAGAGGTACTAGATTCGTAGCAAGTGCAAGGGTTAAAGCTTATCTTAAAGAGAAGGGCTTTTTAAACTGTGAGATAAGTTCAGGTGGGGATATAACATATAAAGATGGGAAGGGTAATACGAAAACCCGCTCGAGAAAGTTCAACCCAACTTGGATAAGAGAAAGTGCCTACGATGCAGGGGAGTAAAGAAGATGCTAAGCCGCGAAGCTAAGGTAATGCAAGCTCTCTTTTACATTCAGGATAAACAAGGTCTTACTGTTCCTTTTCTTTTAAACCCATCTCAGTTAGCATATGATAGTGTCAAGACTAAGAAGGATCTAATCCCAAAAGCTAGACAAAAGGGCTTCTCTACTTATAAAGTAGGAGAGTCAGTTGCTAAGTGTCTTGGTGTGCAAGGTACTCGTGCGGTTCTAATCTCTCACGAAGCAAGTGCAACACAAAGACTCTTAGATCGCGCTCAGTTCATCTTAAAACACATTAAAGGTCCACAACCCATTTTAGGTCGTAACTCCCGTAATGAGTTATACTTCCCTAAAACCGAGTCAACTTACTACATCGGAACTGCTGGTGCAAAGGCCTTTGGACGTGGGGATACGATCACTGATCTTCATATCTCAGAGTATGCTTGGTGGGAAGGTGAAGGGTCAAAGCACGTTGCAGGTTTAATGCAGGCCGTTCCAATGGGTGGTAATATCTCTATCGAATCAACAGGTAGGGGTCAGGGGAATGACTTTTATTATATGGTTCAACATGCTGAGGAGCTGGGGTATAAGGTCTTTTTTAGATCATGGTGGGAAGATCCTGAGTACTCACTTAAAGCACCTAAAGAGTGGTTTCCGTATAAGCATGAAGAGTTCTTTGAGAAACTTAGAACCCAACATACACAGTTAACTGAAGATCAACTCTTTTGGTATTACAACAAGTTACTTGAATTCAGAGGAGACACTCACCTCTTACAACAAGAGTATCCCTCAACTTTACAGGAGTGCTTCCAAGCTACAGGGCATTCAGTTTATAAAGATGTTCCTTATCTTGAGAACCCAAAGTATGAAAAAGTTATTTATGAGAATTACAGAGTCTCCTTCTTACAAGGCCACCCCGTTTCAGGATACACTTACATCCTAGGTGGAGACCCTTCTGGAGGAACTCTAAACGACGATGCTGCCATTGAAGTCCTGTGTCTCGAGACCCTTGAAGAGGTATGTAGCTTCAACTCTAACTCAATAGACCCAGTAGCCTTTGCCTACTTAATGATAAAGCTAGGATTACGCTTTAACACTGCTTACCTCATCCCCGAGGCAAATAACCACGGAGCAGCGGTTATCCCCATCTTAAGAAAAGAATACCCCACACAGAAGATCTACAAACGTAACTTAACAGTTAGTAAAACCAATCGCATCCCTTATGGCTTTATAAACAATGAGACCTCAAAACGTGAAGCTATTGGAGCATCACTTGAATGTATCGAACTGGGTTTAAAGATCTATAACCTCGATACGAAGATAGAACTCGAGAGTATCCAAGAACTCGAAGATAAAATCGGAGCGAAGAAAGATAACCTTTGGATGGCACTTTGTTTCGCTTGTATAGGAGTTAAGAAGTACTATCGCCATAAGAAGGACTTAAATCCCATTATAGTTAAAAAACCACAGTTCGACGGTAAGTTTGTAATAAGTTTTGAAGACATCTTTAACAAGGGTTTGAAAGAAGGACCGTTCTCATACATGAAAGAGAAGCAATTACAAGTAAGGAGGTAAGCAGTGTTACTTAAAACGAAGAGGGAATCTGATTATGAAACTAGCAAAGGGTACAAACAAAGGGGTATCTCCTTAACAGCTTGTATGACTGTCTTCTTAACAGTACTCTTAGGACTGTGTGGATGGCTTTTAAACAACGCTTACACTCAGGTTAAAGTAGATACCGCGGGTAAAGTAGACACCTCAACCTTTACTGAGACACAGAAGAATAATGCTAAAGAGCATGAAGTCTTTAAAGAAGATATTAAAGTAATGAAGAGTGACATACATGACATTTATATGGTCCTAGTAAAAGGAGAACCCCCAAGTAAGGTAATAAAAGCAAGAGAGAAGAATGGAGGTAAGAAGAAATAATATGTTTACTTTAATCTCAGCACTATTAGGTTTCCTCGGGGGTCTCGCTCCAGAGTTAATAAAGTTCCTTAAGGATAAACAGGATAAAAAGCATGAACTTAATGTAATGGATAAGCAAGCTGCTATCCAGTCACAGCTTCACACTGAGAGGCTAGAAGAGATTAACATTCAAGGTGATATCTCAGAAGCAGTTGCTCTTTATAAAAGTGCTGAGACTAAACTCACTGGGTATAAGTTACTCGATGGGTTGATTGAACTTTATAACTCAGGAGTACGTCCTACTATTACCTATCTTGTAATTGCACTTTACGCAAGTGAGAAGCTAGACTTAACTAAATACGACTACACTGAGTTTGACCAAAGTACCTTAATGCTCATCCTAGGATATTGGTTTGGGCAAAGAAGTGCACAAAAGTTCTTTGGTAAGAAGTAATGATTACGGTTAATAAGAATACTTTAGATTTAATTAAAAACTTTGAGGGTTTTATAAATCACTCTTACTTAGATGCTGTAGGCCTTCCTACTATAGGCATAGGTCATTTAATCTTAAAGGGTGAGGAGTTTCCTGATACCATAACCAGAGAGGAAGCTGAAGACCTTCTACAAAAGGATTTACAAAAAGCAATTAATGGTGTCTTGAGGTTAATTACAGTATCCCTTAGTGATAATCAATTCGGAGCTTTAGTCTCCTTTGCCTTTAACTGTGGTAATGGTGCCTTACAGAGGAGTACCTTAAGGCAAAAGGTAAATCGTTATGAACTTGATGAAGTTCCTTTAGAACTGTTAAAATGGTGCCGCGCGGGAGGTAAGGTCCTAAAAGGCCTTGTAAAGAGAAGGACAGCAGAAGGTCTGTTGTTTCTAAGTTAACTTTAAAAAGAAAGCGAGAAATAAAATGGCAAGTATTTTAATCTTAAGTAATACGTATGAAGGAAGCCTTCTAGGTTTGAGATTAAGTCAAGAAGGACATATCTGCAAGATGTATACAAAAGACCCAGGATTGAAAGTTGTATTAAAAAGTTTGAAGCACCTTACATTAATACAAGACCCAACCCGCCTCTTAGAGCAGTTTGACCTCGTGATACAGGTAGGTGCAGGTCTAGGTGAACTTTCAGAAGAGTGTAAGGATAAAGGTAAAACCGTACTAGGTGGAACCTTTAATGATAGGTTAGAAGAAGATGAAAGTTACTCAAATTCAGTTGTGAGTATGTTATTAAAAAACCCTTTAAAGGTTCCAGACACACCACCTCTTCCTATCTCCATTACAGGATGGTTTAACCAGGAGGAGTTCACTCTGTTTAATTATTCTTTTAACTATACTAAGTTCCTGGAACATGACCGTGGGGTTGATAAGAACTCGGGTTCTGTTGTTTGGATAGGTAAGGATAGAGATAAACTTATCTTTGAGACACTTCTTAAATTAACTCCTCTACTGCAGAAGGTAAAGTACCTAGGACCTATAACAATGAATGTAATCTGCTTTCAAGAGGAGAAGATCTTCTTAAGTTTCAATACTTTCATAACTCCTACCTTCTTCCCTTACCTAGAGTTATTAAAATGCAGCACTTGGGACCTTTTATGGAAATGTACTCAACTTAAACAGGAAGTAAGTACAAGAGAGCAGGACGTAGCACTCTCCGTGGTTTTAAGCCTTCCACCTTATCCTTATAACTTTAACTTAGAGATAAGAGAGACTGAAAGCTACTTAAACGTCCCTGAACCTGCAAAGAGTCATACCCACCTCCTTCCAGAGGCTTATGGATTCATCGGTTGCATTACTTCAAGAGGTGAAGGGTCAAACGAAGCACGTCGTCGCTTATACAGAACTATAAACAACATAGTATTAAACCAAACTGTACAGTACCGCTCAGATATAGGTTATGGAGTTGAAGAAAGGATAAACCAACTTAAAAAGTGGGAGTGGTTAAGTTAAATGCCTAATTTAAGAAGTCTTAAAAGTGTTAAAGGTGTCTCTCAAGAAGTCCTCGAGAGGTTATTTAAAGCTTTAAGTAAAGAAAGCGAACCTCTTTTAAGAACAGATAAAGCTGTTAATAGATTAGTTGAGGAAGGATTTACTTCAGAGAGGAAAAACTTAGGCTATGGAGGTCTTGGTGATACTTGGGGTGAAGCTACAGGTCTACATTACGCAGATACTCCTGAGGACCTAGCTAAGTTAATAACCGGTGGGAGGAGAAGTGTAGGATATACACCTAATGTACAGGCCTACCCACTTCCAGGAACTAGAGGTAAGAAGTTTTCCCCACAAGAGTGGCAAGGTAACATGGGTAAAACCTCAAGTGAGATTAATAAAACCTTAAGTAAAGATTATGACTTTATAAAGTATCCTGATTTAACCTCGGATCAACCTAGCATTTACCAGACAGTGCAGTTGAATCCTAATAAATCCGTAGCTAAGATAAATACAGGTAAAGAGAGTATATACAAGATCTTAGGCCTTGCAGGTGCTTTAGGAGTAGGGGAGGGAGTAATGAATACAGATGAAGCAAATGCAATGCCTATAGGCAAGCTTTTAAAAGCAGGTACTAAACCTGCACTTAAAGCCTTTGAAGGAGCTGTAAGTTCTGCAGCTAAACCTCTCATAGGTAAGACCTTAGAAGGTACTACTTTAAAAGGAATGCAGCTTGAGGGTAAGGCAGTTCATAACGTGACTAAAGGTTCAGGTGAGTGGAGAAACATAATCTTTAATGATGGATCCTCCTTACCAGTTACTAAGGATTACTTAAATGACCTTATGAGAGAAGTCGGTACCCAAAGGAAGATGATTGAACTTAATTCAAAGGACCCCACGGGCCAGTTGCAACAAGCACTTAAAAGTCTCGAGTATCACAAAGCAAGACAACTACCAGTGTCTAAAGGTTATGCTATAAAAAAGAGGGTAGAGCACAGAAGTAGAGTTAGTGAGTTACTAAACTCCCCCACAGAGGATGTAGTAGTAGTCTTCGAGAAGGGTGGTAGTGCGCCATTAACTATGCCGCGGAAGTATGCAGAGATTCTCGAGCGTGAGGGTAAAGTAAGAATTGATAGGACTAAGACAGGAGTGATAGAATAATGAAAGAGAAAAAGCAAAGTGAGGATACTAAGACCTTTATAACCTACTGGAACAATGAGGTTACAGCAGGTGAAAAGTATATGAAGAAATACTCCACTCAGGATAAATGGAAGGATTGGCGCGCCCAGTATAGAGGTGACTGGCCTCCCGAACTTGTACCAGTTAATCGTACCTTCTCCTATGGAAGGACTATGATCCCCCGTGTTTACTTTAGATCACCAAGGGTTAGTATAACTGCAACTAGGCCCGAGTTTATCCAACACGCTAGAGTTGTAGAAGCTGTAGATAACTGGCTTATCCAAGAGCTTAAGTTAAAACGAACTTTAAAGAAAGCAATCCTTCATGCTTATCACTGTGGCACTGCTCCTATTAAACTAGGATATGACTCTGAGTACGGTTACCTCCCAGAGCAGGCAGTCTCAGGTGACTCAAGCACTGCTACTCAATTAAGTAGGACTGAGAAGCGTACTATAGAATACAATACTAACATTAAACCTGGCCTCCCATGGGCACTTCCAGCAATGCCTGAGGATGTCATAATCCCATGGGGGTATTCTGACTCAGACAATCTCCCCTGGGTTGCACATAAGATCCTCCGTCCACTAGATGACATTAAACAGGATCAGAAGTATAAAGACACAAAAGACTTAAAAGGTACTAAACGTGCTTCTAAAGAGCAAGGGTTGAAGAGTCCTTTTAGTTCCGAGAAGGATATTCAATACGGAGAGTTGATTGAGATAAGAGATTACCAAACACATGAAATCATAGTAATCTGTGAGGATACCCTTCTTCTTAAGAGTGAGGACGTTTTACAAGTAGGTGGCCTTCCTTGGGAGTTTCTAACCTTTAACGATGATCCTGAATACTTCTGGGGCATTCCAGATTGCTACATCCTAGCTCCTCAACAGCAAGAACTTAATGATGTAAAGACACAACAAAGCAAACACCGTAAGATAGCTCTTTTAAAGTTCTTGTATCAAAAAGGTGCTGTAACTGAAGAGGAGATGAATAAGTTCCTCTCAGGTACTGTAGGTCCTGCAGTTGCCATTGACACTGAAAACTTAGCAACTTCAATAATAGCCCTGCAGCCACATATGCCCCAAGACTTATGGAAAGAGGCACAAATGATCCTAAATGATATGGATCAGAGTATGGGTTACTCAGTAAATCAAACAGGCGGGTATAACCCCAAGGGAGGTAATGTCTCTGCAACAGAAACCTCTGAGATAGCTCAAGGAGTTGATCTTCGAGTAGATGAGCGTAAAGATATAATGAGTGATTTACTCATAAGTATTGTAAAAAAGTGGAATGCTATAATCTTCAACTTATGGGATGAAACTAAAGTAATCGAAATAGCCGGGCCTAATGGAGATTCTGAATGGGTAGAGTACACTGGCTCACAGATTAAATGTGAGTATAAGTTAAAGATCGATCCGGACTCCGGATTCCCAATTACTGGTAATGCAAAGCGGCAACTGGCAGATGGACTCTTTAAAACCTATGGAGGTGATCCTCTTATCGACCAGATGAAGTTGAGAAAGTATCACTTAGATAAGTATGAAAACATCTCCCCAGGGATTATGGATGTACTTACAGATCCAAGTATGAAACCTGATGATCCAAATGCCCTCTTAGCAGCAGGAAGACAGCCTTCCCCAATGGGTGCAGGGAGTCAAACAGGCTCGGGTGCCTCCCCAGGTACAAACCGTGGCGGAGGAGCTAAACCTCTAAACTTCGAGCAATTCGCTAAAGGAGGGAAGTAATGCCTCTTTATGACTTTGAATGTCTAACTTGTGGTGAGGTATTTGAAAACTTTTGTTGTTTAAATGAATTAGAATCCCTTACAATAAAACAAAAATGTCCCCATTGTAAAGGTAAAGTTAAACGCCTAATCGGAGGGATGAAGAAGGATTGGTTTCAAGTTCATATTAATGAGGATTTTGATGGTACACCTATTGAAGTTACAAGTAAGAGGCACTTAAAAGAATTATGCAAGAAGCACGGAGTAACGAGCAGAGCTCTTTAAAGTTATATTATGTAAGCAAGGATTACATAGTACAAGATGGTACTATAGGTCCTATACTTTATAAAAGGAATGGGGGTGGTTCACCTGAGCAGGTTGAGATAATCTTAAAGATGTGTGGGATGAGGATAAAGTCTAAAGAAAGTGAACATAAATACAACCTTGAGGTGCAGCGAGATGCCTAGAAGAGCAACAATACAAGACCCTGAACCAATAACTATAATTACTATAAAGTTATTTAAACCAATAAATGATTTACCTTTAACTCATAAACCTTTAATCACCTTTGAAGGGGAAGTAATACCAATGAAGCAAACGCAAATGATAGAGTTCTTTCTACGGAAAGAGTTAAGACACTACAAACTTAAATTAGCGAAAGAAGGAAAGGAAGGAGAATAGCGATTATGCCCACACCAGAAGAAATAGCAGCACAGGAAGCGGCAGATAAGAAGGCAGCGGATGCAGCTGCAGCATTAGTAAATAAAGGTAAAGCTAAACCTGAAGAAGAGGATGTAGTTAAACTGCAACCTGCAGCTTATAACGCCCTCTTAGACCGTCTTGATGAACTTGAAGGTCTTGCTTTAAGTAAAGGTACGCCTAAAAACTTAGATGACCTTGCAAATGAAGGTACTAAAAAAGGTGAGAGAAAGCCACTTTCAGAAGATGATTTAAACGAGATGAAACCCAAAGAGATTATAAATCTCGTTGTTCAGCATATAAACGAAACTCAGATAAATCCCCTTCTAGTTAAACTAGAAGAGATGACAGTAAAGCAAGAGATACGCGAGCTAACTAGAGATGGTAAGAATAAAGACTTCTTTGAGTTAAAAGAAGAGATCTATCAAGTAGCAAGTAGAAATCCACAACTTAGCCTCGAAGAGGCTTTAATCCTAGCGCGACAGAAGAAAGGATACTCACCCGATGGGAAGAAACCTGAAGGTGATGAGGATGATCCTTCTAAGAAGAAAGATCTATTAAGGAGCCTGCCGTCCAGGCGAGTCATTGGGGGAGAAAAACCGGGAGCGTCTCGTTCATCTGCAAGCGATACAGAACCAGAAACGAGAAAAGATGCTATCCACCTAGCCCTCGCAGACATGAAAAAGGCAGGGAAACTTTAGCTGTTTATCTCTCCCGTAAGAGAGAAATAACTTAGGAGGTAATTAAAATGGCTGATGATTCCCAAACTTGGAGTCAAACTATTGACACCATGTTCACTTCAACCTGGAGTTACAGAAAGAAGAAAGCAACGGAGCAGGCATTCCTGAAAACGCCTTTAATCTTCTGGTTCAGGAAGAAAGAACGTATCGAAAATATAAGTGGTCACACCAGAATTGAAATCCCTTTAGAGTATGGTTCAAATGATACAGTAAGATGGATTTCAAAAGGTGATACCGTACCTATCACAGATGCTGAATACATCACTATGGCTTATGAGAATTGGAAATACGTAAGTGTTTCAATTCCAAGATTCTTTGAAGATGACCAGAAGAATCGTGGTGAAGCTAAGATGATCTCAATGATAGATACTAAACTAGGAGCTGCTGAGCGTGCCTTAAATGAGGAGTTCGAGGCAGTTCTACACTCTGATGGTTCAGGTGCAAAAGAACCTAATGGCCTTCAGAACTTAATAGCTACAGATCCAACTACAGGTACCCTTCACGGTATCGACCGATCCGCTTACTCGTGGTTCAGAAATCAGCAAAAGACCTCATCTGGTTCCTCAGCGCTTTACTTAATCTCAGATATGCGAACTGCTTTAAACAACTGTTTGAGATACGCAGGAACTGAACTCAATGACATCATCATTATGACCACTCAGAGTATCTTTGAGTACTATGAAGATGAATGCTTTGAGATCAAGACGTTGAGTAATACAATGCTTGCTGACGCAGGTTTTGACACTGTAAACTTCCGAGGTCGGCCAATCATCTGGGGCCCGAGTGCCACAGCTGGAAATATGTACTTCATTAATCCAAGTTACATCAAGATGGTATGTGATGAAACTTATTGGATGGATATGACAGATTGGAAGACCATTCCAAATCAACCTAATGACAAAGTTGCCCAGATTGTCTGCGTATTTAACACTATATGCTCACGCCCAATCTCGCAGAATGTCTTGACAGGTATAACCGAATAGCGCGATTCCAGCACTTAAGGAGGTGCAAAGATGAGTTCAACATATACAGAACAGCCTAACTTTATCTTCAACCAAGGACTCTTTGAGCAGAGTTCTACACAGAAGCATAGGATAGGTACGATTAGAGAGTTAGCAGATGGCAGGAAGTACGCCTATGCTAAAGCAGGCGCTACTCTAGTTTCAGGTCAGGTAAATCAAGCGGCAGTGCCTGACACTTATGCCCCAAACTGTGCTATCCAGGCGGTTGCAAGTATAGGTGATAAGCATATCCACATCACTTACGGAGCAGGCGCACGTGCAACTGCGAATTACTTTCGTGATGGCTACCTTGCAATAACTATGCCTGCATACGGAGTAGGATTGATGTATAAGATCCGGGGCCATGTTGCAATGACCAGCGGGTTAGCAGTTCAGGTAGATCTTTACGATACAGTACTTGAAGCACTTGCAGTTACAAGTAAATGCACTTTAACTAAACACCCCCAGGATTCAGTAATTCAAGGTGTTATTACCTCACACACTGGTGTAACAACTGGAGTCAATCCAATTGACGTAGCAGATACTTACTACTTCTGGAATCAAGTTAAAGGCGTATGCAACTGCCTTTGCAACGGAACCTGGGTAGTAAGTGATGCCTTAACCCCTGGTGGTGTAGCTGGCGCGATTATGCCTTGGGCTACAACCTCACAACCTATCGTAGCACATGCTATGGTAGTACCGACGGATACATATGGTGGCCTTTGCCAGCTGTGTATCCCCGGCTATTAGGAGGTGACGAAATGAGTGCTAATCCTAATGAAATAACCGTTCAGTTGGGAGTAGTCCCAGGTGAAGTAAAAAGAGCAGATAGTTCAGTCCCACAGTTTATTCGTGGAGGTAAGACTGGAGAGATGATGGTCTCTCTGACTCATGGGAAGTACTACGAGGCTGCATTACGTGGTAAGTTACATTACAGCTATGCAGCTGCAATAGCAATGAGTGCATCTGCTACCTCAGCCGTTGGAAATATTATCTGGAATCCACCCGGAAGCGGTATAAATGCAGTTTTAGCTAGATGGGACTTCGCTAATGTAGTCACTGATACTAATGCCTTGGAATTACTTCTGGGGTATTCAGTTCAAGCTACAGTTCCTGGTTCCGTTACAGCTGCAGTTACCGGGCCGTGTCTCCTCGGTGCAGTAGGTACTCCTACAAGTCTATGTAAAGCATACTCAGTAGCTACTATCACAACTGCAGCTACAGCGATAGCTTCACTTGCTTATATCTACGCAGCTATTGATACTGTAGGTCAGGGACAGATTCAAGGAGACTTCGACGGTAGTATTATTATACCCCCAGGATATTTAATTCACTTAATGTGTGCAGTAGCAGCTGGTACAGCAGGTACGTATTCAACTCTGTACTGGGAAGAAGTTCCTATTATTTAACTTAACCCTTTGCAAAAGTAGGGGGTCTTTAATTAGGCCCCTTATAACTAAGGAGGATTTAAAATGCAAATTAAACAAAGACATTTACATCCAACACTTTTAAATTGGATAGCTAACACTCTTCAACTAGGTCCTGATGTAGGCTTAGTACATTACCTTGTTGCTAATAAAACCACAGATTTGTTTTATTTACAATTAGTAAAGAAAGGCTATCCTAATGATTTAATCTACACCAGCTATGCAGCTGCTTATGCAGCTATGACCGCAGGACAGAATGATACTCTATTAGTCTTCCCCGGTACATATACTTTAACAGCTAATGTAAGTTTAACTAAATCTTACACCCACGTTTTAGGTACTGTTAATAATATACTAGGAGATCCTACTCAGGGCGGATGTGCAATAACTGCAACTGCAGAGGTAGTAACTACTTCTTTTGATATTACTGGAGATTACTGTAAGTTTGTTAATCTTAAAGTAAGTAACATAGGTGCCTTTGCAACTAGTGTAGCTGCGGTACATCTTGCGGGAGCTGGTGCGTGGTTCAATAACTGTAACATAGTAGGTATTTGGGATGCTGCTCAAATTGCCTCCGCTAATCCATATTCACTCGGTATTGGTAAAGGAGGGTATTTCCCACTCTTTGAGAACTGTGTAATTGGAACTAATGTAGGTGCGACTAGAACACAAGCTAATAGTTCCCATTTAAAATTCACAGGAACTGGGGCTGGTAGTTATATGCCAGATAATGGTATCTTTAGGAGATGTATCTTTAACTCAAGTTCAAATACAGCAACTACACCAATGATTAGGATGGTAATAAACAGTATTGATAGAATATGGCTTTATGATGAGTGCGTGTTCTATAACTTTGCTGCAGCAACAGGTACTGCTGTAAACCAGGTATTTGATGATGAAGATACATACTACACCCATCAATCAGTTTTAAAGAGATGCACAGCTGTTGGATTTACTGAATGGCAGACAGCTGATATTGGTTTTGGTTCAGTACAAAGTGATATGCCTATTACTGGGACAGCTGGAGGTTTAGCTAAACAACCTACTGGAACAGTTGGTAATTAACCTTTAACCAGGGGGAGGCGTAAAAACCTCCCTTTTACAAAGAGGTGCAGTAAAATGCCACTACAAGAAGGAAGTTCTAAAAAGGCCTTTAGTCAAAATGTAGATGAGTTAGTTTCAAGTTGGAAGAAGACTAAGAAGATAGGAACCTCAAATCCACAAGGTGTAAACAAAGCAAGGAAGCAAGCACTTGCTATTGCTTTTGATAAGAAAAGAGGGAATTAAATGGCCTCACAGTTTTCAGTACTATACACAGATGTAGCTCGTTCTATCGGAAGGTATGACTCAGATGGTACTATAGACACCGATGGACTTGCTATTTCTAAAAGAGGTGTCAACTTTGGCATGCTCTTAGCAGCACTTTTATTTGACCCTACTGAACTTAAAACTATAGGCAACTTAACCATAGGTGCAAGTGCAAGTTCAGTAGTAACTACAACATTAACTCTCTTACGGCTTATTAATTCAATATACAACACTACTGGTTCTAGGACAGTACATCCAATCCCAGAAGAGAAGTTTAACTTAATACTACCTACTGGTTTAACCTACGTAGAGTATTACTACAGACACGGAACTACGATTTACACAAACTCTCCAGTAGCAAGTAACACCTTAAGTGTAAAGTACACTAAGTATCCAGCAGAACTTGTAAATGCTGAGGATGTGTTAGAATTCTCCCAGCATGACTCGGTAATAGTAGCAGCTGCGACTAGCTATGCTTTTGCCACTTTAGAAGAGACTGACTCCCAGGCAGTTTGGGATAAAGTCCTAGCGACATTTGCAACTCCTTACTCGTTAAATGCGAAGCAATTGCATGAGTTTAAGGAGGCAATGAAATCCAGTGGCTATTCAGTTTAGTGAAATTATCCGTAGGGTTTACATAGGTTTTCCAAGAACAGATGGTGAAGCCCACTTAGCTATAAAGCAGGCTATTAATGATTCCCTTCAAGCTATTGCTACACTTGAGGAAGCATCTTCCCTTTTAAGTACTAATACAACCTCTGCGAGTACTGCAGATGGTACTAAATCCTACCACCTTACTTCAGGTTTAAACTTAACTAGACCTAAGGATATTTATTCCATCCGCCTTGAGGATACTTCAAACTCTAGGAAATTGATTTACGTGCCGCATCAAGAACTTGATGCTGTAATACCCTACCCAGAAACTCATTCTGAGGATAAACCTAAATGGTATACTACCTTTGGAGATTATGTTGAATTCTTTCCAATTCCTGATGCAATTTATAACTTATGGATAAGGTACTCACAATGGCCTGTAGCTTTAAGTGAAGACACAGATGTAAGCCCGTATGGAACTGAGTGGGATCATGCTATAGTCTTCCTTGCGAAGGATCTTGCAAATGCCTACTTAAATGGAGAGTATGTAAGTGCCTCATCGAGAGCAGGAGAGTATGTTAAGTTAAACATAAAAGAGGGTAAGACTAAACCGGATCATATCTTAGTAGCTCGGCCATTTAACTCTAGTGGTGAGCAAGTAGGCTTTAATGAACCATGGAAAGATCCATTTATGAAAAGGAGTTAAAAGATGGCAAATACAGATACTTGGAATGTAGCATTTGAAGCAGTACCTGCAGATACGGATGACATCTCTGGAGGTGCGGATAAGATAAGAGATCTTAAATTAGCTGTAAGAGAGAGGATGAGTAAGGATCATTACTTTCTTATAGGTGGGACAGATGCAGATCATGGGGAGCATAATAAAGTTACTTTAAGAGTGCAGAGTGCTAAACCTACTGCAGAGGGGAGTAAAGGTTATCTTTATGCTAAGGATGTAGATGCAAAAGGAGAACTCTTTTATGAGGATGAGGATGGAGATGAGATTCAACTTACTGCAGCTGGTGTTTTAAAAGAGACAGCAAATCCAGTAAAGGCAACTAATGAGGATATAGATACTGGAACAGATGATGCTAAGTTTGCCACAGCTTTATCCTTAGCAGGTTCAAAGAATGTCCCACATGTTGTACCAAGTACTGCTGGTAAGGTAATGGTAAGTGATGGCACGGATTGGACAAGTGCCTTTAAAGGAGTCCTTCAAGTTGTTAATTACTCAAGTGGTGCTTACTTTGCAGGTAGTGTTGAGATTCCAATAGATAATACTATCCCACAGAATACAGAAGGTAGTGAATGGGCTACATTAGCAATTACACCAAAGAGTGCTACTAGTAAATTAATCATAGATGTAAATCTACAAGTTGCTGTTTATATGTATGGAAGTATGGCAGTAGCAGCTTTATTTCAAGATTTAACTGCTGATGCTTTAAGTGCTGCAAGTGCAAGTAGATCTTGGGGTGGGCAAGGTTGTACAGTTATAAGAATGAAACACTTTATGGTTTCAGGTACTACAAGCTTAACTACATTTAAAGTAAGGGTAGGTAATCTTACTTATGTAAATGGTGATACTACTACAGCAGCGAGGATATTTGGCGGAGTTAATATCTCTTCAATAACTATAACTGAGATTGCATTATAGGTTAAAAGATGCCAGTAGATCCTATTAAAGAAGATAAAAGCACTGAAGTTAAACTCGAAGAACTCATTCGTTTCTGTAATGAGCTTGAAGTTAGACTTAAGTTGTATGAGGATTTCTTTAACATAATCCCAGGAGATTACCCCGCTAATACCCTCCTTGGGATTAAGACAAGTGAAGGTAAGGTTTACCCATACACCTTAGCACAACTCTCAGCAGCTTTAAGTACTAATGATTATCTTGTAACTCAGGTCTTTGGAGGTTAAATGGCTACAGCTGTTAAAAGAAAACTATCAGGTTCTACAGATGGTAAGGCTATAAAGGTTGTAGAAGTTGCCACTCCTGGAACCTTAATCCACACAGCAGTTGCAGGTACTACCGCAGGTACCTTTGATGAGATCTGGTTGTGGGCTTATAACAGTAGCACTGCTGCTATTACCTTAACTCTTGAATTTGGTGGAGCTGTAGTACCGGATCAGAATATAATAATATCCATACCTTACAAAAGTGGATTGATTCCATTAATCCCTGGGTTGATACTGCAGAATGGAATGGTAGTTAAAGCTTTTGCAAGTGAAGCTAATTTAATTACTATAATAG